AGTGAGGCCAATATTTTGGTTACTCGCAAGTGGTTGCAGAAACAGATGGAGGAACCCGAATACAAGGATCTTCGTGTGTGCGATAAGAACATAGCTATTGATAGGGCTGTTTTCTTGTCATTTGTGCCTACGAACGAATTCAGGAAGATGAAGATGGCTGTGGAGACCAAGGCTTGGAAAGAGCGTTGTGCTAATGAAAACGTTTTCGGCAAGGTATTTAGGCTGGTGTCCGGTGGGTTCAATGGGCCCACTGAGACATTAGACTAGGGGTGCCCAGTTCCCTCCACTGGTCAGGGTTGCCAGACCACTAAAGTTGTGTCAATTTATCCAGTCACTTGTAAGGGTGGTTGGAATGAGTTGACATTACCAGGTGGCGGCTCTGACCGCTTGCAGTGGAGAAGGGAGTTGGGTACTCCCCGGGAGAGACACTACGTAAGAGTGGCTGGTGTGGCTCCTGATATCGAAATTACGCCATTCACAAATGACCTCGATACTTTACTTAGAGGTGTGTGTGAGCGAGTCTTCTTTGTCAAAGGTGGGTCCGGGTTTACCCGTCCACCTCGACCAGAGACTGGCGTCTTTTCCAGTAGGTTATGCGAAACCCTGGAACTGTTGGAACCCTTTCTGCCCTCGACCGCTCCTGTGAGCCATCAACGTTTTGTTGATTCGCGCCCGGGCCGCAAGCGGAAAGTGTACCAGCAGGCTTTAGACGAAATCCGTGCGGGGCGGACTAGTTTGGAGGAAGATGCAAGCATACAAGTATTCGTGAAGTATGAGAAGACCGATCGTACGACTAAAGTTGATCCTGTCCCCCGGATCATTTCACCACGCAACCCGAGGTATAATGTTCGGGTTGGTCGATACCTGGCTCCCTTGGAACATAAATTGTTTAAGAGTATAGGCAAACTATTTGGACATTCTACCGTTATTAAAGGGTATAATGCTCGAGAGTCTGCTGAAATTCTTCGTGAGAAATGGGAGATGTTTCAACAACCTGTTGCTGTGGGACTTGACGCATCGCGTTTCGATCAGCATGTCTCCTTGGAGGCACTGAAATGGGAGCACGAGGTGTATTACAAGTGTTACAAGCAACAAAAACACAAAACCAGGTTAAGACAATTATTGAGTCATCAATTGAAGAATAAGTGTGTGGGTTACGTTCCAGATGGGCGTGTCAAATACACTATTGAAGGGACTCGTATGAGTGGTGATATGAACACGTCGCTAGGCAATTGTGTACTCATGTGCTCAATGATACATGCTTATTCGCGACATGTAGGGGTGAAGACGCAATTAGCTAACAATGGGGATGATTGTGTGGTGTTCATGGAGAAAGGTGACTTAGCCAACTTCATGGCCCCACTATCCAAGTGGTTTCTAGAGATGGGATTCAACATGACTGTTGAAGATCCTGTTTATCAATTTGACCAGATCGAGTTTTGTCAAACCAAGCCGATTTGGGGTGGAGACTATTGGATAATGTGTCGTAACCCATATACTGCCATTACTAAGGACAGTGTTATGCTAAAACGTTGGGATACCGCGGCCCTATTCCGAGGCTGGTTGGATGCCGTCGGGACTGGAGGCTTGGCGTTGACTGGCCAAATTCCGGTATTCCAGGATCTTTATCAAATGTATCGACGATCAGGTATGCGACGGAAAATATCTGAGGATCTGTTGCCTTGGAATCTACGTTGCATGAA